GAAGCCGCGTCGCCGACGGCGCTGCCCCGCTGTTCTTGGCAATCGACTCTCCGATCCAAATGTTCTCCGCCCGAGCCCCGGCCAGAACGACCAGCGTCGTCAGATCCTCCGGAGACCAAATCTTGGGTCGGCTGTCTCCCTCTCCTTCGCCGATCAGCGTGACGCCAGCCGCGACAGTCGGGGAAGTACCAGAAAGTTCCTCGCGGTGTCCTTCGAGCAGGCAGACGATGCTCCCGACGGCGCTGGCCGTGGACGTCGCTGCATCGACGGTCGCCAAGGGCCTACTGCGCTCGGTGCCGTTGTTCGAGTCGCTCCCGGAGTGGTGGACGTAGTAGATGGTTCCGCCGTACAGCGGCGATGCCGTCACCAGTCCAGGTCCGGTCGATCCTCCGATCCCATTGGTGTGGAGCGTTGCCAATTGCTACCTCCTGAATAAAGGGCGGGGGAGGCGGTCGGGGGAGTGAAGCCAGACCTCACTCCCCCGCCCACTGAACTACCTACGATGCGGCGGACACGGTTCCCTGGTTCAGGATGCCGGTCTCGTTGGCCACGTTTGCCACGTGATTGTCGTACAGAGCCACGTCGACCCCGGTCCCGGAGTAGACGACCGCGTTCACGCTCGCGTTGTCCATGACCCTGAATCGGTTGTGCTTGATGATGCCGGTGGTGACCGAGTTGGCCGCGAGCGAGATGCACGCGGACGAGTCGGACTTCCACTGCCACATCGTGTTCCCGTCGACCAGGATGTCTCCCGACGCCGTGGTGGAGTTCGCAATGAACCCCTTCGCCGCCGCACTGAGAGCCGCCTTGAAGTGGTTCCCGATGAAGCGAGCGTAGTTGGCTCCGGTGAGCGTGAAACACGACGTTGGCGTCGACGCCTGGGCGAGACCGCGGATCTCGTTGCCGTAGAACATGGCGTTCGCGGCAGAGATGTTGCAGAAGTCGGTGCAGAGTTGGTCCGCATCGATTCCGATCTCGAAGTAGCACACATCGGCGCAGAACCCCTCACCCGCGATGGTGAGCGGAGCCGCGACAGTGAGCGCCGTGGTCCCTGCCGGGCCTGCGCACAGGAAACGGGCGTTCGAGAAGCGAACCCCCGTCTTGTTGACCACCAGGGTAGACGCGGCGGTGGAGAACGTGAAAGTTGGCCTGGTGGCCCCTTGCCCGAGGCAAAGGATCTGGACACCGTTGACGAACGTCCACGACGCTGCCGTCGCGAGATTCTCCGTGTGGTTGGGTAGGACGATGATCCGGTCCCCCCTGTTGGCCGTGCACTGGCCGAGGGCGATAGCCACGGACGGGTACAGTCCCCCGCACATGTCTTTCGCCGTCAGCTTGTTCCACGTGTCGTCGTAGTAGGTCGGAGTGGTGCCGTCCCCTCGGACGTAGAACACCTTGCCACCAGCAGGGAGGACGAAGGCGCCGTTCAACTCGGCGCCCAGCCCGATCGAGACCGGGGCGGGGAGGCCGGTTGTGCCTGGGATTTGGAAGGTTCCCATGGTGTTTCTCCGATCAGGTGTTTCCCTGCAGCCAGCAGCGCCAGTTTCTCCACCCCTGTCCGAGGCGGTAGCTGACGCCGTAGTTCATGACTTCCTCGTCATTCCCGACCCACGACTTCGACGTGATCTTGCGCTTCTCGTACACGCAGAATCCGTCGTCCGCGTCGGTCTTGAGACCCCACTGGGTCGTGCTGGACGCGTCGAGGTGGTAGATCGGGAGGACCTTGAGCTTGTAGTCCTGGACGATGTTGATGTCGTTCCAGTTGCTCCCCGTCACCTTCTCCGACCCGATGAGGGTCTTCCACACGTCCTCCTGGACGAGCGGACAGACGATGTGGGTGGCCCGGATCGGCTGCACCAGCCCGTTTGGCCCCGGCATGAGCCCGAGCTGGGCTTTTGCCAGGATCAGAGCGGCCAGGCTCGGCGTCGAGTACGTCGCGAGGACGTTCGAGGTCGTCGACCCGGTCACCAGCTTGTGGCTGGCGTATCCAAGTGGAAGGGCATCGAAGCCCCCCGGAGCCGCCGAGCTCGTCGAGTTGACGATCAGGCTGGCGACGTCGGCGTCCTGGGTCCGGTAGGCGCTGGCGAGCAAGCGCTTGGGGGCGTTGATGGCCTCCTTGTACTTGTTGTCCTCCAGAGCTTCTTCCGTGATGATGACCTTCTTGGCCATCGTGTACGGCATGATCCGGACGCTGCCGCCGAGGGTGACGGTGTCGGTCGCCATCGGTGAGCCCTGGGCCTTGCGCACCAGGTAGGTGGTTCCGGCGATCTCGAGGTCCTCGACGTAGCCGTCGTCCATCTTCTCGGACTTGACCAACTTCCCTTGCCCGAGAGCAACCTGGAGCTTCTCCAGATCATCCGTCGAGATCGTGTCGATGGTCTTCTTCATGAGGCGGAAAAGTGGGTGAGATGTGATCATGGTCGTGTCTCCTCAGATCGCCGCGTGAATCTCGTACACCTCGAAGATCCTCTTCCAGTAGGTCTTCGTGACGTCGTTGATCATCCCAGACATCCCGTATTCGGGAATCTGGATGAGCTTGAGCTGAGCCGACACGGTGGTCGCGGCGAAGTTGGCGACGGTGTCCGTGGTGTACCCACTGACCCCGGTCGTCGTGCTTCCAGCCGTGGCGACCACATCGACGCACTGGCCTATTAGGGCGGTTCCCGCCGTCTGGGTCGCGTTCGCCGTCGTGACATCCACCTCGAAAAGCTGGTTGGTCACGGGGATCACCAGGATCACGCTGGCGAGAGGGTTTGCCCGCGAGTAGGTCCCGGTGTAGGTCGTGCTCGCCGGCAAGAACTGCCCGGACCTGATCACGCCGTCGCTCCCGTAGTACCGCACCGCCGCCACCATGACGTGGGAGATGCTCTCTGTCGCTGCTGCGGCGACCAGGGTGCCATCGGTCGCCATGCGGAGAGGGTCTCCGCGGAACAGACCGGTGCCGTACGCGCTTGCAACGACGCGTTCCTCCACCGGTGGATTGGACGAGCCACTCGTGAGGCTCTTGACCCAGCGAAGTCCTCCCTGGGCCGGTTCGAATTGTGCCATTGTGTTCTCCTATTCGGCGGCGCGCTTGTCGCCGTCGACGACGATCGTTGTTTCTGCCCTTGCGTCCGCACTTCTGACAGCGTCGGCAGCATGTTTCCTTGCGAGGTACTCGTCTTGCTCCTTCTTGGGGCGCCACATGACGTACTGGCCACGGACCATGAGTCGGCGCGTACCATCTGGGGCCACGCGCGATCCAGTCACCTTTTCTTTGGTGTCCTTGCCGGCGACCAGGTACTGCCATCCGTCGGCTTCGCAGGCCAAAGCACCGAACGAATCATCATTCGGGTTGGCCAAGAGGTACACGCGCTCCGGGTCAGGATTGGTCACGCGCCCCATGTAGGCGCCTGAGACGCTTCTTGGGGCTGGGTCAACTCGCTCGATTTGCTGCTCGTCTGCCATGATGCGTTCACTCCTTCCCCGCGGGGTGAACGCTCGGTCCCACTTTGCGTCGCAGGGCGCCGCCAGGGAAAGAGCAGCCAGCTACTCGGTCGGTCCCTGTCGTCCCGCTGGTAGGACCGGGAGAACCTTCACCAACAAGCTTTTGTCCATCAAGGCTCGGTGTCAAGCCGAAATTTGTCACTCACACGTTTGACATGACTCGCAATATAAACCACGGTGGTAGAAATTACGAGTCATGTCGCAGAACCGCGTTACTTGTCGTCGAAATAGCCGTTGGCCTCCATGCGCTTTACCCAGTCGGAGATCTTCTGGGAGTCTGGGATGTCGCGATCGTCGGATGCCAGGGCGAAGCGCTTTTCGACAGGGGTGATGGTCCTGGTGGTGCTTGACGGCTTGTTACCATTCCCAGCCCCGCCGCCAGGAGCGGCGAAGCGCTGCCTCTGAGCATTCGATGGAGCCGGTGCCGGTGCCTTGCGAAGTCCAAAGGCCACTGCCGCATCGTTGAGCGCCTTGCGGTGTGCTTCGGGAACGTTGAACTGCTCTCCTCTCCTTGTAGCCAACGTCTTTGCCTGCGTGAAGATGGACCACGCGTACTCCTGGGCTCCCGGATCCGAGAACACGTCTTGGAACTCGTAGCGCAGTTGCTGCTCGTGGTAGTCCATCTGGGCAGGCGGCTTGTATGACGCAAGCTGCTCGGACACGATCTTCTTGGCCCTGATGTCGATCGACTTCTGCTCGAGGGCGTGCCACTTGCGCTCGAGCTTATCGAGGTCCTCAGGGCCAGCCGTCTTGATTCTGGCGATGATGTCCTTCTGCTCGCGCTTGAGCGCAAGGATGTCTGGGTCGATGTCGTCGTCCGATTTCTCCTGCCGCTGCGTCTCTGGGGCGCGGATCTGCTGCTGTTGCAGGAACTGCCCCAACTGCCTGAGCTGAAGCGCAAGCTCGGCGTTCTGGTTCCGCAGTGGCTTCAGAGCGCCGTCGATCTGTTCCTGCATCCGCTCCTGCGACTGCCTCGCCCTGCGCTCCCTGCGGCTTTCGTGGTGGACATCTACCTCGGCGCCGCCGTCCTTGGAGTCCCTCACCTCTGCTTGATCCGCGGCGGTGTCCTGCGCTTCCGTGCCAGAACCCTCGGAGTCGAAGTCGTCTTCTCGTTCTTTGATGTCGTTGTCGGTGGCCATGTTCACTCCTTACATGTCATCTGGGTGGCTGGGTGGTTCGAACCGTGGCACGGCCTCTCCGTCGACCACGAGTTGGTGTTTCCCGTCTCGAATCTCGACGCGGACCTTTCCCGCCCGCCTATTGGCGAGCAAGTCCTCGGACAGGGTGACGTCCCCTGCCTGCATGAAGAAGAACTCGACCTTCTTGACCTTGTCCCCGTCCGTCTTCGCGTCGACCTCGAACCGCCAAGGGGTGTACGAGGACATCCAGATCATCTCTCCGAGTTGCATCCCGTTCCCGCGCAAGATATCCATGGCCTGGAGACCTGCCGAGACGATGATTCCCCTGGGTGAGCGAAACTTCTGGTTGTCGGCGGTCTCCTCGAGCATCTCGATGACCCCACCATCGATGAAGGTCTTCCGAGACGCTGCTTTGTCGGGAATCCTGTAGACCAGGATGCGAGCGAAGGTCGCCTCTCCCGGCCAGTCCGGGATGTTGTGCTCCGATACCCGTCGTTCCAGCAGCGACTTAGCCATCGGAACGCTCCTGCATGAGGTTCAGGATCGATTCACGCTCGGAAATCCGAGCGCCCATGGCGAGCAGGGATTCCAGCTTGGGCGGTTTTCCCCATTCGGCGGACAGCTCTCGGCAGACGATCCCCTTGAGTTCCTCGACGGATTCTCGAATGTGTTTCATGACGAGCTTGGTAGCCGGGTGGTCCCTCCACTCGTCAAAGTCCTGACGCGATACCGCGTCCATTGGGTACTGCTGCGTTGTGTCCTGTGACATCGTTCACTCCTTGGTGCCTACTTGGACGGCGCGGATTCGGCCGGCACCCCGTGCTGAACCGCGCTCTGTGGTATCTGAGCCCCTGGGGCCTGATTGGGCATCCCCGTGGGTACCGACGGGGGTGGAGGCCCTCCTCCTTGCCCTGGCGGCATCCCTGGGGGCATGGCCGCTGCCTGTGCAGCCATCGCCTGCTGTTGCAGCTTGGCTTGAATGGCCTGGTCGTCGGAAACCAGTGGCAGCATGTCGTATTGCTGCCTGGCCTGAAGGCATTTGCGGACGGCGGCGGCGAAGATCTGCGGCCCCTGGAAGATGATGCTCGCGATCTGTGGAGGGATCCCCTTCGTGAGCATCCCGAGAACGTCGTCCGCCTCGGCGATCCGCTGGGCCTTGCTGGCGAAGCGCAGATCCGCGGTGAAGGCGATCTGGTAGTCGTCCTGGTACATGGCCCGGCCGACCTTGATCTGCCGCATCTGCTGGAGGCGCGGGTCGAGCACTGACACGAGCTTCCAGTCGGGGAGGTACTGGGCATTGAGCTGAGAGTTCAGCCTGGCGATGTTCGACAGCATCTCCACGAAGTTGGCAGCGAACACCGTGAGCTGCTTCACGGCCTGCTCCACCCGTGTTGCCTGCCCCCGGAATGTCTCCGGGCCGTCCTTCTCGCCAGATAGCACGTCTGGGGCATTTGCCACCCCGTCGGCGGCGTCCTTCTGGTCCTTGATTGCGCCGAGGATCTGAGGGTTAGGTGGGGTCGTCGGGACCTTGACGATGGCCTTGTCCAAGCTGTCCAGGGGGAGACCGCGGATTCGGTTGAGAGTGTTCGGAGCCACCGTCTTCACACCCGGATCGAACTTCGCGTTCTCGTGGATGAAGTAGGTGCTTGAATTGGCCAGCGTCGAGCCGTCGACGAACTGGTTCAGCAGGATGTTGATCGCCTGCTGGTGGGGCATCAGCAGCGACCCGATCCCGAGCCCGTGGGAGCCATCCGGGTTCTCGATGCAAACGCCGTGGGAGAACTGCTCGATCACCCTCTGCTTGCACGGTTCCGGTGGCTGCGGGCCACCGCTCTCGTCCGTCTGCATCCATTCCGGCGCCACGGGCGGTGGCGGTGACTGCATGCGCGTCTGCTGAGCCACAGCCATGGCGTCGTCTGGCGGGATGTCTCCCGCCTGCAGCCTGGTGAGCAAATCCTGCTCCATCTGGCGCTCCAGCGAGCTGGCCAGCAAACCACCCTGCACAGCGAGGCAGGAGAGCCCGCCCGTGGTCAAACCGGTGATGAAGGCAACAAGATATTGGTTCATGGGCTAACGCTTCCCGCCATCCCAGACAACGAAAGGCATATTGATAACCACGCCAGGCTGCTCAATCGCCAATTCTCCGGCCGTTTGAGCAGCGAGCACATCCGTAGCAGATTTCAATTCGCGGGCTTTGGTCGGGTCCGCCCAGGTGACGGCATTCAGGCGACGCAGCGGGCTGTAATTAGTTGTGCCTGCCGGGTTATCGAACACATCCGACTGGAAACCAAGTGGTCCCAATCCTGCCAACCCATTCGTAAAAACATAAACATTCGCCAGGGAACTTTCAGGAACATCGGCCAGCGAAGGCACAAACAGAACGGGTGATTTCATCATACCGCTCAGTTTTTCTGCGATC